GTTTAATACGACAGTTTTATCGCACAAGGGTTTATAGGGTTCGTATACTGCCCCTATTTCCTTCATGCAGTATCTTTCGCATATGGCTCGTCCGATTGGAACAGCTGGAAAAGCTGCCCATCCATTGGCCACAGAAGCTAAGAAGTATTTCGCTGCAACTGAAGGTTCTACCCCCGGAAAGATCTCAGACGGGTTGCGCTTGGCAAACCCGTATTTGGAAAAAACGCCCATATCTGGACCCCACAGATAACCATGACGAATTTTACCATCAATTTCATAAACGGAAGGTAAGAATCTACCTTTCAAAAAGGTCAAATCCTCAAATTCCTCTGTTTGTTTCACTTTAACTTTAAGACCCAACTGTCCACACCATTCAACTATGCAAGTTTTTATATCTTCTACTTCAGCAAAGTCGTGATGGTGTAACATGGATTTGAACACCATTAAATTATTACAAGTATTACTAGCAGTAGTAGCCGGACTGCCAGTAGGAAAAAACACGTTCATATCGAAATGTATCAAACCAGATTGTTCCCTCGCTGGAGTTTGGAACACCATCTTACGTTTATAACAACTTCTCATACGTTCTATGACGTGTCTAGGTACTTTATAATCTTCCATAATCTTGAAAAAATTCTCTAAGGGTCCTCCGTTGGTGGTGATCATTTTACCAGATGGACCATCTGGAAAATCTTGAACCATTGCCATTGATTGAGAGAGGTCATATTTACTATAGTCTGTTTCTAAGTACCAGACTTTCCCTCTATAACAAAATCTAATGCAGGTATCATCACCGGCAGCCATAATATCAAAAACATCTCTATTTGTATCCAGATTTATATAATCAGCCCACTCACCCAGTTGTCTATAAGTCAATCCTGGGGCAAACAAAGGCCGAAATAAAATTCCGTTAATCAATACATCATTGTCTCTGAATTCCGGTTCTGGTCCATATCGTTTCTTCAATTGTCTAACGATCACATCTACGTAAGGACCAAAATAAACTGCCATAACCGGAGACATGTTCACGATGGGTCTCGGCGCAGTTTTGGTATTGTGTAGAAATTCATCTAATTTCAACATAATAGTGCTATGAGGAATGATTTCTTTTTTATCATTCTTTACTAGAATTTCAAGGGCTCTGAGGTATTCCTTGAT